CACGTATAACAGTGCCGCCAATTAACCATACTTCGCAAGGGTAGCTAAGTGACTGGTCTTCAATGTCTTCTTCTGGTACGCCCCACTCTACGAGTAGCTTGCCAGAGATGCTGTCCCACAACTGAAGCGCGTCAATAAGGTCGTCAGTGTTAGTAGCTTCTGTAGTGTTCTTGCCTTCAGCAGTAGCGCGTGCGGAGTCAACCCACAACCACTCGTCTAGTCCACCACTACCAAAGTCTGCCAGCACGGTGCGGATAGCATCGTTGTTATACCCCGGAACGTCTAGCAAGCTCTGTAGGTTCTCGGAAGTCATACGATGGCGTTCAATTACGAACCCGTCGTTAACATCCCAAGCCCAAGGTGCCCAATAGAGGTTGAACGGGTCTACACGCTCCCACTCGTTGCGGATTACTTCGGCAGGTACAAGCTTGTTTTCTTCCCACTTCATTACTTTGCGGCGGCGTTTTACTGGGCCTTTAAGCGCAGCGAACGGGAAAGTAACGATGTCTTCAATAAATTCGTTAAACGCTTCGTACCAACCACCCTCAAGTAGTTGATCCTCCATCTTCCGCTCCATGCGGTTAACACGTTTCTCGGCTTCTTCCTTATTAAGCTCCATCGCTTCGTCTTGCATCTTCCGCGCGATGTCTGCTAAGTCTTCTTCAGTCGGCATGGCCCCAGTGGACGCCATAGCCTGCATAAGCTCTTGGCTTAGCTTAGCTTCTAGTCCTTGGGTTACTTCCGCTGGTAAATCTGGCTCTGGAGAAGAGTCCATAGACCAAGGCTTGTCGCTGCCGGTGCCTAGTAGAGTGTCACGTAGCCAACTAGTCGCTGCACGACACTTGACCGACGTAAGCTGTACGAATATGTCAGAACCGCCCTGAGACTCTATTTCAGCCTGAATTTGGGGGTCGTAGTCGCCATTACGCTGCCTAACACACTGCAACATGCGCTCTTCAAGATCACTTCGGCCATCTTTAGCCACTTCCCATCTTTTGCGGACGTGAGAGGCTAGACCCTGAATATAGTCTTCTTGTTGTAGCTTATCACTGCGCTCTTTGGACTGACGTTCGAGGTCAGCTGCGCTAGCTACAGGTATTAGGGCCATATTAGCCATAATTAGTTCCTATTTTTTAGCTTTGGGCTTAGCTTTGGGCTTCGGCGCGGCTTTTTTCTTAGCGGCGGCTTTTAGTTTCGCGACCTGCGCAGCGGCTTGTTTTTTACTGTGTGGGAATTCTGTAGATTTCATTAACCGTTCTCCGAGGGCGAATAGTGTAGATTGTATCAGTCACACGTTATTTTTCAAGTATACACGTACTTCACTTTCTTTACTTCTCTTCTTTGTGTAGAAGCCACTGACCCACGAACTTGTAGGTCAATTATGCTGTCAGCGTACTGATTGGCATCGTGAATGTGCGAATACTCGTTCTTGTCGGGTTTATCTTCTAATTCCCCGCTACGCTTCTTTTTGTAGCGGTAGCCGTGGTTGAAACCACGAAGTAGCATCTGGCAGCTCTTGTCGATGAGGTACATGGCCTCACCTTCAAGGTGCTGGGATAATAGCCGCTCTACGGCTTGGATTCTGTACTCTGGCTTGTTCGACGGCGGTTTTACGCACTTATAACCCGCTGCACGGAGGGCATCGACCAGTGTCATCTCGTTTAGCTGTTGTTTCATAAACCCGGCGGGGTCAGGGGCGCAAATAAGCTCATGTCCGGGGTAGAACCTTGAAACGTGGGGCGTCAACTTCGTTCTAATGAACGTCTCGATGCCCATATTGTCAGAAGTTACCTCACTAAGCGTCATAACCCGTCCACGAGGGTCACGCTGCTTAAAAATTGCACAAGGTGTGCGTCCGAAGTCAACTCCGACGATAATTGGGTAGTCTGGTAACGGTATCGGCTGTAATTCGGATTTAGCTACATGAAAGTCGGGTACAAAGCTTCTATGATATACCGGAGTGCCAGCAAGTGAACGACCAAACTTATTGCGGATATAAACGTCAGTCCAATCTTCAGTTTTACCTTCTGCCAGCTTTTCATAGTACCCCTCGATCAAATTAGCAGTCCAATCTGCCTCATCTGATAAAGCGTCCGGCTGCATGTATATTTTCGCCGTTTTTGGCGGCTCAGTCATGTACTTTTCCCAAAAAGTATCAGTATCCGGTGCGTTTGTCGCGCCCCAGATGTGAGCGTTCGGTTTTCCTTCGTCATCTACGCATCCGCCTCTCGCTACCGACGGGAATCGCCCAACTCGGCCTTGCAAGGCGTTAAAAATGTCTGGATGGATTTCTCGGTACTCATCTAGGATACCGAAGGAACATTCTAGCGATAATAGCCGCCTAACGTCGTTTGCGTCGTCCAAACCACGAAAAAGGACTTCACATTCCACGTCATCGTACTTTAGGGTGAAATTTTTGGACGTTCTAGCGTAAGAACCGGCCACACCTTCTGGAAACCACGTCATAAACGTAGGAATCGTGGCATCTGTGAGCATCTGGTTGGTATTTCGTACCACAACGGCTCTGGAACGCCTAATACCGTCCTTTCCGGGCCTCATTTTACTCGCATGGAAGGCAATTTTCATCATCGCAGCGGACGATTTTCCCGACCCAACAGGGCCTGAAATAAGCGAAATAAACTCCTCACAAGTCAAAAAAGGCACTAAAGTCGCCGATGGGTTGTAAATTACCGCGTTATCACTCATTCAAGGACATCCTCACCGGCGTAAACGTAGTCATCTGCCTCATCGAACAGGCCATCGAGCTTTTTCTCTATATCTTTCTGATCTACGACGTCCACGGGCTTTAAGTAGTCGTCGTCCACGGCGGTTAGCGCCGTAATTTGTTCCGTAACCTGAACTTTTTCCTCAGAATGTACTATAGAATGTACATTTCCCGCTGATTTGTTCATTTCTGAACACAAAACACTTTCTTGCGGGTTATTTTCCTCTTCTTCGACACTTTCTGGCGTTATGTCGATGATATTGGATTCTTCGGACGCTTTTTTCACGGGTTCTGGGATATTTATCGTAATACTAAACCCACTACCCACCGCAAGCTGCGCCACGTCTTTACGAGGTTTAAGATCACCCCATTCGACTAGGTTTTCGATCATCTTGGCACGCACTGGTGCAGGAACGTCGCTGTCTCTAGCCATTTTATAGGCCATAGGCAATAAGTCCTCTGCTAGAAGACGCGATTTTGCTGCAAAAGAGAAGCCCGACTCAGTAAGTTCCTTAGTATACGCGTCTACATAACGCGTAAATTGCGGGTCACTACCTAAATCATTGTATTCTTGCTGTGTTATGCCTTCGCTTGCCAAGACCTCTGTGATCGGACGATTCGCGCCAACCTGATTTCTTGAAACAGCTAAAGCTACAGAACGCATAAGTGCGTCCGCGTAAATGCCGCTGTGCATAGATATACCTTAAGTTGTCTAGCGAGTGTAACCCCCCTTTTATTTTGGCGCAAGTGGTCGCTTACTAAAATTACGTGGTTGATATGTGAGTGAGGGGAATGACTTGGAAAAAAACAGGAATTTTTATGCGCTCAACGGATATATGGGGTGTGGTGGGGGGTGGGGGTGGGGGGCCTCTACCCCTTGTGTTGTAGTGTGTTACTATCATGTAGATGATGATGTAGTCCTTGACGTGTTTGCCACGTGACGTATAATAGACCCATCAAGACGAGACAGCGACTTGATTAACTTACTTACTACTTATGGGAATAAGACTATGAACAGATTTGACTTCACAGATTACAGCAACATTCGCGCTCTGGTTGACGCAGCGGCACGGGCCGTTAACGATCAGTACTCTGATCTACGTAAGGCACGCAAGGAATACACTGATGGCACTGGCACTAAGGCTTTCATCGACCTGAAGACTAGGCAACACGAAGAGGCACTGGCCCTGAGCTACACACTGCACGCTGAGTCCTACATGATGCGCGCCGACGAAGAAGAGATAGACGCCACGACCGCAGTGCATCACGCCAGAGTAGCCGAACACCGAGCCTGCGCTGCTACATACCTCGCGAGAGCCGACGAGGCCCGCGCCGATGCAGAGGCCGCCAAAGCGCGGTGGCTGGCCGGCGAATCCTAATCCCTGAGAGTAGTACCCTGACCCACTTCGGTGGGTCTTTTTTTGCCTGTCTGCCTAGCTACTATCATATATACAGATGACATATGCGAGAGGATGTGCTGGCCTGTGTAGCTTAACTACTATCATGTAGAAGATGATTTTTCCTTAATCCCGCGGGATTAGTGGTTGACATCTCCGTCACGTATCTATAATATGGCTACATCGAATAGCAATTCAGCTTCTCGATTTACTTACTTACTTTATAGGTGATTTAAATGGCTATTATCAATACAGTTGCGCCCACAAAAACTCTCGCGCCCATCGAAGCGGTTTCCGTATCATTAAAGGCCGCGTGCAAGGCATCCGGTTCAATGCTCCAAGCGTGCAAGGAGGCGGCGAAAGCGGCGGCGCGTCAATTAGATGCAAACCTTCCACTATCGGAGCGAATCAATAAAGTAATGCTCTGCTACAAGGATGTTATCGGCGGCGACAATAACGTTCGCGCAAACTTCAAGGACGGTTTAACCTTGCTAGCGTGCGCCCAAGCGCCGGTTACAATCGAGGTTAAAGGCGAAGAGGTACACACTACCGCGGCGAAAGCGCTAGACTTACCCAAGCACGCTATGAAAGCGGCGGCGAAAGCGGTGCGCGACGATAACGGTATAGGCCGCGCGACTCAAAAGCGAGAGCCAAAAACGCCGGTGGCGAAAGCGCCAGTAGCGACGCCGGTTGACCAAATGATGCGAATCATTGCAAGCAATATCGAGGCGGGAGAAGTCGCCTTTATCGCTAAACTGAAAGCCACACTGGCTGCGAACGGTTACTTACTCAAAAAGAAGTAAACCACACCCAACCCAACTAAACCCGCTTCGGCGGGTTTTTCCGTTTTTTCTGAAAACACCGGACTACTATCATCTTATAGATGACGCAGTGGGCAAATGACGCGGCGCCTACTATCATCTTATAGATGACAAAACGCGCTTAATCCCATGGGATTAGCTGAATAGATGATATGTTCCTGACGTATTTTGTAGATTGGAATTATCGTTATAAATCAACGACTTAACCGAAATTAGATGAGATTGAAATGGCCAATCTACAGTTTGTGTGACTGTAATATCTAGGACGTGTAAAAACCCCTTACAAATCAAGGGCTTGCGGCACTTAGCACTGTCAAAAAAGCCCCTATATATATATTTAGTTTATAGATAAGATATATATATAGAGCACCCCTGAGATTACGGGCGCTCAAAGGCCACCAAGCCGAGTCTGGCATTCTTGGCTTTATAGATTTCCGTTCGTTGTTTTTTTCCATCTATTCATCTAATGTCTTATAAATCAAGCACTTAGCGATATTTCCCAATCTACGATTTTTACTAATGTGAGGAACGACGCGGCATACAGAGCAACCCCCTTTTCTAGCGTTTCATCTAATCCTTATAAATCAAGCACTTGGCGCGATCTACAATCTTTAATCCCATGGGATTAGCGTGCTCAATCGTAGACTGCGGGGAAATAGACGCCTCTTTTAGTTTAGATTGCCTAGAATTGCACAACACGTCACCGCACAGACAAAACTGTGATGTGCGTATCTGGTCAAACTCACTCGCAAACTGGCCGGAAAATGTCCGTCTAATCTATTTATTACGTGACTGACAAGCACACTGTTCATTTGACATAGAACGCCAGTAATGAGACAATAACATCGTGGCTCGGGGTTCGGATTTTTTAGCCATTTGACGGCTCCGATGCCATCCTTTACTTACTGACTAATCCCATGGGATTAAGGAACTATTATGACTAACTTCAAAGATGTTAAAGCTGGCGCTAAGTTTGCGTTCGGCGGGAACCTATGGGTTAAGCGATCAACCCGTACGGCAGGAATAATTAAACCCGCAGA